TTATTTACGAGTTTTTCTATTTTTTTTTGATTTTTGTTTTCTTTTTGTTTTCTTTTGTTTTCTTTTTCCCCCCATAGAAATATCAAGCGCGCTTGTTCCTGATTTACACCCATAAATTGGACAATTTCTATAATAAATTTCAACATTGGGATTATCATTATTAAGTTCATATGGATATTTTTTGGTATCCCATATTTTTGTTTCATATTTATTAAATACTCCTTTATCATCCCACAATTTTGTTTTATCAAGTTGACTTAATTGTAATTTTTCATTACCTGTATTATATTGAGCATCCGAACTAAAACATTTATCTTTATCAACTTGAAATGATTCAAGCTGATTTGTTTTTTCATTAAATCTTCTGGAGGTTTGCCCTTTTCTAAATGATTCACCACATACAAATGAATTTATACAATTAGGTACATTTTTATCAACTACATAATATTTTTGACCAGGTATAAAAAGTTCATTGGGTTGTTTTTTAGTATAATTTGTTAATCTTTTCTTTACATCTTGTTCTCTCGATGGTGAACAAACAGTTGCATTTTCAGGTAATTCCATATTATATATTAATAAAATAATATATAATATTATGAACAATTCGACTACTTTGCCAACCCCAGAATTTGACGAAACTTTTGAATTTGACTTCGCACTTTGTCATGGGTCGTATTTTTATTGTCGATACTGTAGAGGAAATTATCGAATCGGAGCCTAATTCACCAATAATTGAACATTGTGATAATATTTATGAAGAAATGTGGAGAATATCCATTAATAATCCTGATAATTATTTATAACTCAACACCCATATTTTTTACTTTATTAAATCTATCACGTTTATTTGGTTTAGGTGAAACTAATTTAATTGGTGATTCAGGTGAATAGAATACTTCAGTATCTTCGCTATTTACAGGAGATACAAATACCTCCACTTCTTCATTATCATAAGGTAATATCATTTCTTGTCTGTCAAGTGGTAAAGGCAATTCGCGATTTACTCTAGGCCGGTCTCGATGAACACATAATCCGGATGCTTTATGGTATCGAAACGATTTACGGCATCGTTTTCCAGTTGGTTCGTAAGATGCATTGGATTCTGGAGATGGACTATTTAATTTAGAAATACACAATTTTTTACTTTTATTGTATCTATATTTTGGTTTGCATCGTTTTCCTACCCGACGATACGAATGAGCATTAGGCGAAGGAGACCCTGTTGTAGAATGACACATTTTAGTAGTTTTATTATATCTATATGATTTTTTACAACGTTTTCCAGTACGCGGATGAGAATCCATAAAATATAGCTATATTTTTATTTAGTGAATATATTTAAACCTAATATAATTTACAAGATATGACTGGATTAACTAATATTGGAAATACATGTTATTTAAATGCAACATTACAATGTTTAATTCATATTGAAGAATTAAACATGTTTTTAAACCAACATGTTCCTAAATCTTTATTACTTAAAGAATATAATGATTTACGTCAATTAATGCTTCAAGGTCATAACAATATTACTCCTACACGATTTGTTAAAGTAATTCATCATGTATGTAATGAAAAAAAAATGGATTTATTTACATCATTTTCTCAATATGATTTATCTGAATTTTTACGATTTATGATGAATGAATTTCATGAATCAATGAAACAAAACGTACAATTTCCTATACCACAAAAAATGAGTACTATCGATAAAAAATGTATTGAAATGATGATTCGAAATTATAGTAACGATTTTTCATTTATTATTGATTATTTTTATGGAGTTACAGTTTCTATTTTAGAAACAACCAAAGTAGAAAGTATTATTCCAGAAACTTTTTTTATACTAGATTTACCTATTCCATCTAGTCCTACCGTACATATTTATGATTGTATTCAACTATATGGGCAACCTGAAACAATCGAATGGAAAGATGAAACTACAAATACTTATATACCAGCCATTAAAAAAAATCATTTCTGGAAATTACCCAAATTGTTATTTGTTGTTTTTAAACGTTTTAATAATTCAAATCATAAAAATAATCAAATGATTCAAGTTCCATTTACAATTATATTAGGTAATATTACTTATGAATTAATATGTGTATGTAACCATTATGGAAACGTGCATGGCGGTCATTATTCTACCATTATTCGTAAAGATACATGGATAGAATTCGATGATGGAAGTATAACATCTATTCCTCCAGATAAAATAATTACTTCTAATGCTTACTGTTTATTATTTAGAAAGATTTAAGTAAGCATAAAGCGGTTAACTAGATTTTTTAATATTTTATAAATAAAAAAAATAAAGTAAGTATATGGATTCGTTAATTATAATCATTCCAATATTAATTCTTATGCTCATTTTAATTTTTTTTATTAATTCTTACTCTTCTTTGGAAATTATTTTATTTATAATTATGATAGCTATTATTGGTATTATTGGAACTCAATATTTTTTGGGAATTAATTTAACTGCTACAATACAAAATTTATTTACTAAACCCGAAGTTGATGTTGCTATTGTTCAACCTACTAATACAACTAAAACAGCTAGTACAACTAGTACAACTAATACAACTAATTCTAACCCAATTAGTTTAGATACATCTAAACCACAAACATATCATGTACAAGGTAAATTTGATTATATGAATGCTAAAGCAATTTGCAAAGCTTATAATGGTCAAATAGCTAATATTAAACAAGTTACAGATGCATATGATAAAGGTGCAGAATGGTGTGATTATGGATGGTCGGAGGATAATATGGTGTTGTTCCCAACTCAATATAATAGTTGGAAATCATATCAAGAAGTAGGAAATAAAGAACAATGTGGACGACCTGGTGTAAATGGAGGTTATAACAATAATCTTCTTCAAAAATTAGGTGTAAATTGTTTTGGAAAAAAACCAAAATTAAATGGACCTATGCCAACACAAGTAGTTCCACAAGCATCAGTTGATAAACGTGTTGAATATTGGAAATCAAAACTTAACACTCTTAATATTGCACCTTTTAATTATAAAGAATGGAGTGAATAACGTTTCTTTTTTCGCGAACGTTTACCTCCAATACTTTGGGGTTTTAAACTTTTTTCTTTAGATAGATACTCGATAGCTAATGCTATCATATTTGTATTTCTACAATTGTTTTTTTCTAATGGATACATTTTTGTTTCTACATATCCCGAAACTGTATCCTTTTGACTACGTACTTTATTACCATAAAAAGGTAGATAAATAGATTTCCAATCTACACTATTATTACATTTGACATCAAGCGACCCATCTGAATTTACAGAACATTTTGAATAATTTTCAGATGCTAATTTATTGAAAATTGCACTTTCTCCTGTAATTTGGTCGCAATTTCCTTTAGTTCCTTTATTCGTTAATTCACTTGCACATGGTAACACAATAGGTGTAGTAGGCGTTATAAGAAGTGGACTTTGAGAATCACTACGTACATTATCTAATAATACATCTAATGTTTCATGAGTTCGAACTAAATCAGATACAAAAAAATGGGTTGGTATAGTTTGTGCATTGGTTGTTAAATATTGATATAATTGGTGACCAGCAAGTTTAGCTTGTTCTATACCTTCGGATGTTATTGATGTATCTGTAACCATATGCATTTTATTTGCAAATATATTGGATGAATCGTTATGTTGAGCTTGGCCATGTCGTACAATATAAAATGTATATTGTTTATCTATTTTTGGAAGTTTCAAATATTCATATGTATCTATAGAATAAGATGGATAAACTACATATCCTGGTATTGGATTAGACAATTCTTTCACATAATAGGGTCGATTAACATTTATTTTACGTAATTCTACTTCAGATAAATTTCCTTGATATACCATTGAAATATAAAGTTGATTGGGTGTAATAGTTAATTTTAATATAGCACAATTCATAAACCTTATTTTATCCTTATCATTTTGTTGTATAGCATCTAATAAACATTGAATTCTTGTATTATGTGAAACAATAATAGACGATATTTCTTCTTGTTTTTCTTCATTTTCTTCTATTTCTTCATCTTCATTTAAACTGAATAATTTTCGGGTTTGTCTTGATGACATATTTTCTAATAATTTTTTTCTGGTTTCTTTTGATGTTTCTTTTTGCTGTGTTAATGTTTTTTGATAAGATGTTATTTTTGATTCTGCATTATAAATATTAAATGGATATAATAATCGTTCAAACTCAGATGAACCTATATAATATTCGACTTGTTCTATTGTAAGGTTTCCCAGATAAAGTTTATACGATGAAAGTAAATATTTTTTTATTTGGTTATAATTTTCTTCTTTACCTGTATTTAAAAATTCTCTTTTTATTTCTTTTAAACCTTTCATTGCACCATTATTTAAATTAATATTTCCTATAAATATGGATACAGGCGAGTTCATTAAATCTTGTAATATTTTATTATATGGTCCTCTGCCGATTACAGATATGATTGTGTTTAAATCACATAATTTACTTAATTCATCCATATAAATTTTTGGAGGTTCTTTTGGTATTGTAAATGCATAATGTTTTTCTAATTCTAATAATTCTGTATAATCAGATGAATGTAATAAATGGGCTAATATTATTTTGATGAATATTTTTTCGTTAAGTTGTATTTGTGATTGTATAATTTGAAGTTTACGTAATTTATCAAATTTTTCTTTTAATTTACGGTCTTCTCTTTTTCTTTGTTCCATTTCAAGTGCTTCATTTTTTGTTATGGATGGTGCAATGGGTTGTTTTTCAACTTCTTTAAATCGCAAATCACAGGATTTTCCGTCGGGAGGTTGTATTCCATATGGTATAGGCTTTAAATTTTTGTCTGAAGGATACAACATATGAGGAACATATTGTCTATATTCAGGATACCAATATTCTTGCCAATCTTGTTTATTTTGTTCACAACTTTTACTAGGTGATTCGGGACAAACTCTAGGTTTATCCGATTCATCCAATAAACGATTTTGAGTAGGTACTGCACTTCTCCAATTCATTCCACCTGGATATAAAAAAGAAGAATTATACAATGCATATTGTTTTTGCGATTTCCATGTTTTTCGCCAATCTATTTTATTATTATCACATGTTTTATATGGATTATCCTTAAAAAACATGCCACCTTTCATATATTATATTTTGATTTTATTTTAAATATCTAAATTGACAGTATGTTTATCTGATTTTTTACGACGCGGTTTTATTAAACCATCTTTCATATCTTTTAATTCACTTAAACTAACCGTACTTGTTGCATCTTCTGTTTGTTTTGGTTTTAATCCACTTAAGATATCATTAATATCCGTTGGGCCTCTCATATCAGGCCGTTTATCTGGTTGTGGTTGAGCTCGTTCACGATTTACATAAGGTTGTGGGGGCGCACTTGACATGTTTGGCATTACATTGTTCATAAATCCTGTAAATCCTGGATTAGTATTTCCCATTGAATTTACAGCTGCTTGGGTAAACTTTTGCATTAATTCTGGATTTTGTCGCATAATATCATCCATGCCAGGAAGAGATGATTTGAACATTGTATTAGTCATATGAAGCATCATAGCACCACCCCCCAATTGAAAGAGTAATTTTAATTCAGGAGCCATTTTTGCCTTTGACCTATACTTTTCATGTAATTCTGCAAAAATTTCATCATAGTCTGTAATATTTTCGTTAATTTGTTCTGCCCATCCATCTAACTTTACATCAAAAGGGTCAAATTTAGAATTTAAAAACTCTAACCCAGTAATTGCCGCCATTAACATCTTTCCTTGAAATTTTACACTGTTTGATTTCTCTTTTTCGGATATGATATTTTCATATTCACCTTTCATTTCCTCTAAAGACGAATCCATCGTATACTTACGTGTAAGTCGACCACCTTTGGATTCAATATCTTCCAATTTACGTAATATCTTAAACTTTTCACGTAATACTTCTGACGAATTTTCTTTTACAGGTATTTTATCTGGGTCAATTGTATTAATTGATTTAAAACCATCCCATGATTTATCCACTTTAATAGGACGTTCATCAAATTGAACAGATGGTCGAGGAAGGTCATTTATATCAATTCGTGGAAATTCCATAGGTGCATCTACTGATTTAATTTCTATTTTTGGGGTATTCACTTGTGTAAGTGAATTTAATTCATTTTCTAATTTATCTAAATCTGATAATTTAATTTCACCAGGTTCCTTATCCTTTTTTTTATTGTTCATTAATAATTCTACACCAGGTAATGTTGGTGTAGAAGGACTATCTATAGTGTCAAAATTTAGTTTAATTTCCTCTAAACCATCTAATTTGGGTCCAAGTTGTATTACGTCCATTATGTTTATATAAGAACAATTAATTTTAAGTAATCCGCATTTATATTGTTTAAATACCAAATAAGTTGTAATAATGTATCTGCCAAATCATCTTTTTTTTTATTTTTTTCGAACCCGGTATCCCATCGATTTAATACTATCAATTTGCGAACACAATCCACACTTATTTTTTTACGCTGAGCATATGTAGATGGACCTTTATAAAATAATTTTAATTTATTAGCAGATGATACACATACTACTTCGGATTGTTTCATAATCCAATACTGCATAACCATTCCTTGCAACATTTTCATACGATTTGCCAATGGGCCTATTTGGTTCTCAATGACAACAACATCTACTTTTCCAAATCGTTCATATTGTTTTACTAATTCTTTTCCTAAATCAATTGCTGAACATGTTTTAGCCGATTTACGTTTTACTTCTGTTAATTTTCTACTCTGCAATTGTTCTATCATTTTTTCTTTTGTTTCACAATGAATATTATGTATTTTACATAATTCAATTAATTCTGGTTTTGTTAATCCAGATAATGAAGGAATAGGTACAGCATGTTTTTTACAAAAAAAAGAAGTGTCTCTAAAAAACAATGCAGGATGTTTACATTGTTTTTTATGAAAATGCGTACAAGTAGGCTGCTTTCCCAATAAATCTAATACATCCCAATCAACAATTTGAAATGTATCTGTTATAGATGCAAGACAATGAGCTAAATGAGTAATACCAATATCTATGGACAAAACCAACATACATAAAATACATGAACTATATTTATATTCTTACACGTTTATATAATTCAAACACTGTAAGAGCAGCAAGAATTTGTACAATCATATATGGAATAAGTAATGCTGGATTTTGTTTTCCAGCAACTGTCATTAATATTGTGACAGCTGGGTTATAGTTACCTCCCGAAATAGGTCCTCCTAAATATGCTGCTAATGCTAAAGCTGCACCTATAGCAAGAGGATTACCAGTAGCAATAATGACATATAAGAAAAAAACTGTTCCTACATATTCAATCAACAATGCTTGCATAAATAAAGTATATATTATATTTTTACAATTTTGTCTTTTGATATTTTTACTAAATGAGGGTTTGGAACATCTGTTTTTGGAGGAGGTGTTTTCAACTCTTTCAAAATATCAATATATGTTTTCTTTGGCATTAATTATGATAATATTATTTATTCATTTCAAATTTAAAATAAACGTATTTTCTTGAATTAACATGCAGTTGGAACATTTGTAACTCCATCCCATGTTATATTGCATCCTTTGGCCCATGTTTGCTTTTGACATGTAGAATAATTGCTAAAATCCATTTCATTACTACATGTATCTGATAATGTACCTAATTTTTTTACATTATAGCATTTTGAAGGAGGGCAGGTTGACCCAGCATCATCTGACTTAGCAGTAACATGATCTGGGCAACATCCAAATTGAGAATTTCTGCATGCATTATTATTATTAACTGAATTATTTGAGCTATCCATATCATAATAAGAATTATACCAATAGTCGGGACAGCTATCGACTACAGGAGGATATGTACCTCTTCCACTTTTTCTTAAAACAATAGCCGTAATAGTTAATGCGACTAATAAACAAAATAACGTAGTTACAAAAACATAATTTTGAAAAGTATTCATTTAATATTTCTATATATTTTATTTTACAATTATATGAAAGCAAATGGAAGAGTTGATATTTTAAATGTACCGAACCAATTAACTTTATACGATACTCCTAAAGTTTATACTTCGTCTTTTCAAGATGCATTACATGGCATATGGTTAGAAACACCTTTATCCAAAGCCTATTTTTCTATACAAAACCAACAAATTATTCAAAATGGTATACGTGCAGGTGTGTATAAATTATCTAATGAAAAATATATTATTTCTGAACAATCGGATACAGAACTTAAAATAGCAATGAGAACAATATATCTTAATCATTGTGAAAATAGAATAGGAAATATTAAGGAACAAATTCAAGAATTAAATCAATATGTTCTTGATTATTGTGTTCCACGTATTTACAGTGAAGCTAAAGGATATTTACAATATTTGAAAGATGCAAGTACACTTGTTGTACCTATGGCACGACCTATTGGTGTTTCTACAGATAAAACACTTGAATTAAAGCCATGGTTTTAATATTTAGTCAGAAAGTGATGTTTCGTAAATTCTGGAGTAGAAAATGTTTTTCCATATTCTTCATCACCAGGTTCTTTAAAATCTGGTTCACAATTATTTACACAATATCCCATAACATGATTCTCTGAATATGCCTTATTATAATGAGAAAAATGTGTATTTAATGTTATCCAATCTTCAGGTGCAGTATAATCTTCTGTTATTTTATTCGGTAATGTTTGTACATGTTTTGCAGTAGTCCACCAAAAATTACCTGAATAATGATTATTTCGTTTAGATGTGTTACATCCATAGGTATCATATTTTTGTAATATATCTACAGCTTTTTTCCATAATTGTATATTCCAATATAACATATCTTTTATCCATTTTACTACAGTGGGTTCATTTTTTGTACCAAAATGTCTTATTCCTTTAGTGTGTAAATAAAAATATAATGTATCTGGCGAATCTATATAACTATATTGTTTCATATGGAGTAAAGTAGGTCGTTCATAATGTTTGCTTTTTCCTATAAAAATTATTTTTATTTTTGGGTCTTCAAATCGTTTATCTTCAATTATACGACCTTCATCATTGACAATACCAATACGTATTTCACTTGCTCTATCGTATAATCCATATTTTTTCACACTATGCATAAGCATATCATATGATTTATGCCAATTTCCTTTTTGACATACGTGTATATATCCAATTATATTGTTTGTTATTTTTTTATTTCTTTTTGTTTTATTATTTTTTGCTTTATTTTGTTTCGTTTTCATAATATGCATATATATTAAATTTATACGCAAATAATATATCAAATAAACAATATAGAATATCGTAAAGATTAATAGTATGATTCTTCTTTTTGGTTCAAATGGTTGGATTGGTTCTAAAGTAGTAAAATTATTGGAAGAGAAAAATATACCTTTTCTAAAATCAACAAGTCGAGCTGATGATATTACAAGTATTCGTAAAGAAATTCAAGAAAATTACAAAATTACACATATAATGAGTTTTATTGGTAGAACTCATGGGGTATACGATAATGAAAAAATAACAACTATTGATTATTTAGAAAAACCAGGCAAATTAGTTGATAATGTTCGAGATAATTTATATGCACCTGTATCTCTTGCACTTCTTTGCACAGAATTAAATATTCATTTTACATATTTAGGTACTGGATGTATTTTTGAATATGATGAAACACATCCCTATGGTTGCGAAGAGACAGGATTTCATGAGACATCTCTTCCTAATTTTACAGGGTCGTCTTATTCCATTGTAAAAGGTTTTACTGACCAACTCATGCACCAACTACCTATCTTAAATGTTCGTATTCGTATGCCAATTACACATGAATACAATGAGCGTAACTTTATTACTAAAATTACAAATTATAAAAAAGTATGTTCTATTCCAAATTCAATGACTGTATTAAATGAATTGTTACCAATGATGATAGAATTGGCAATGCGTAAAGAAATAGGAACAGTTAATTTAACAAATCCTGGTGTAATTAGCCACAATGAAATTTTAGAAATGTACAAAGAAATCGTTGACCCTGAATTCACGTGGGAAAATTTTACTCAAGAAGAACAAAATAATATTCTGTTGTCGAAACGGTCAAATAACTGTTTAGACACACATCTGTTGCAAACTTTTTTCCCGCAAGTAAAACATATACGTGAATCAGTGTTAGACATGTTGCTAAAAATGAAATTATCGTGAATATTTACCGGTTTTGAAAAAAGAATCTAGAACAAATAAAACAAATACGCCTAAAAATACATAAAGTATTAATTCTTCTGTAACTTGTCCTGTTTTTTCATCTTTTTGTTCTTCTAATAAATAAATCATGTAATTTAGTTTTTCAAGTAATTGAGATTCTTTGGATGACTCAAAAGGTTTATCATATATAGGATATTCTTGTTCTTCAAATAGAGGTTGATAAAATGTTTCCTTTTCCATTTTATCTGTTTTTTCCTTTTCTTTTTCCTTCTTCTCTTTTAATTTTTCAATTCCTTTTTTAGGCATATAATCCTGTAATTCATTATCGTCATCTTGATGTTCTAATTGTCGGTTGTTCATTAATTTAGGACGAATTTTATTTTTTATTGGAATGGAAGATGATTCTTCATTAAGAAATGGTGATGACCAATTCATTAACATTGTATATTATTTTAATAGATTAAAATAATAACTAAATACTGAATTAAGGAATATAAAAAATAAAGTAATTATATGATTCTAGATATTTTTATTAGCGTTGTATTGTGTATTTTTATTGTTTTTCCAAAATTAATTCAACCAATGAATACTCCTGTTGGTAAAATAATTTGTTTATTGTTTATCTATTTAATAGTACGGCAAAATCCAATGTTAGGACTTGTTGCAGGAAGTATTTTTATGATTGAAATGTTTAAACCTTCACCATTCGTTTTACCTAAACGTAAAACAAAACATTCTTTATTACCAATTGATGAAACCATTCGACCTAAAGATTCAAATACTTTGTATGCAGATAGAAATAGTACTGCTCCACCTAGTGAAGAAATATCAGGGTCTATTCCAGGTCCTGTTGCAAACAATAGTATAGGGTCTTATACACAAATTAATCTTTAAATAATATATGATTTTAATTCTTTTTCTACTTATATTGTTTGTATTACTATGGATGCAATGTAGGAAAGAACCATTTCGTACAAAAAAAACATCTATTTTTGATTCTTTTATGAATGCATCACCTATGAATATTGTAGATGGAATTCATAAACAAATTCATCCGTATGTACCTTATAAAAAACAATATTATAAATGGAAAAGGTATTTACGGTATCGATAATAATCTAATGAATGTATATGAAAAAATCATGGAATATTATTCAAGAAAATTTAAATGTAATTAATAATTCTAAATTGTTTACAGGACTTATCATGATATGCTTAAACATTGGGTCTAAATTTATTACTGTAAAACTTTCACCATCGCAAGAAGAATTTATGAAAAATTATGTTGCACGTGAAATACTTGTTTTTGCAGTATGTTGGATGGGTACTCGTGATATTTTAACTGCTTTAGTATTAACTGGTGCATTTTTTATAATAACTGAATATTTATTTCATGAAGACAGCTCATTATGCATTGCACCTAATTATTTGAAAAAAATTAAAGATTCACTAGATATGAATAATGATGGTATTATTTCTCAAGAAGAAATTGATAATGCTATAAAATTATTAACTAAATCAAAAGAAAATATTATATCCAAAGAAAAAGAAAAATTATTCAAAGCTTTTTCAGAAAATAAATATTGATTTCATTTATCAAATAAAATAGGATTAAAATGGAAGTAAAAGAACAAGATATCATATATCGTCATTTGATTCAACAAATTCTCGATAAATTAACATTATGTTCAGATATAGAATCACACATACTTTCATATATTTCCATTCCAATGCATTTTAAACTATTGTCTTATAAATTAATACGATTAGGGAATGTAAGAAATCCAGCAGCACTTGTACGTAAAACAATACAAATGAATAATTGTAAAGCAGTATTAAAATCTTTTGATAGCATATGGGATTTATTTTCAACCTTTTTAATCAAGGATGAAGATAAAGATATTATAGAATATTGGTATAATAGATGTAAAATTTAATATTTAGCAAATGTATGGAAATAGCAATCCCAATTATAGCATTAGGTGGTTTATATGTAATTTCAAACCAAAAAAATAAAAAAGAATCGTTTAACAATCGTCTTCATCCAGCCCCCTTAACTACCAAACAAATTATTTCTACTCCACCTACTTCGAATATTGAATATAAAGATTTAGCTGGAAGAAATATGAAAGTAGATGACCAAACATCCAATATGGTTCCTTATTTTGGAAAATCAAAAAATATTGGAAATGCATTTATGAACAAAACAAATACAGAAGCTACCTTAGATACTTATACTGGTTCTGGAAATACTCAAATTTCTAAATCTGAAACTGCTCCTTTTTTTAAACCACAAGATAATATACAATATGCGTACGGTTCTCCCAATCAAACTGCGTTCATGCAATCTCGAGTAAATCCTTCAACCAACATGAATAATGTTAAACCGTTTCAAGAAATACACGTTGCCCCTGGCATGGGACATGGATTTACTGCAGAAGGGTCTGGAGGATTTAATGCAAGTATGGAAGACCAATCTGCTTGGTTACCAAAAACAGTAGATGAACTTCGTGTTCTTACCAATCCAAAAGAATCTTATTCGTTGTCTAGTCATGAAGGCCCTGCAAGCAATGTTGTAAAATATCTAGGAAGTATAGGAAAAGTAGAAAAACATTTACCTGATAAATATTATGTAAATACGCCTGACCGTTATTTAACTACTACAGGTGTAGAACAAGGAGGCACATTACGGTCGATTCAACCCAACCCTACAATCCATCGAGCAACTACTACAAAATCGTATGTAGGAGTAGCTGGTAATGCAACTGGCGGTGAACAACAACCTAAACATGGTTTATATCGGAAAGACCATAGACAACAATTCAAATCCGAACATTTTAATCCTGCTATAACTGCTGTAGAACACAATAATTTAACAACTGTTGCAAAATCAATGGAACTTTTACCCAACAATCGTACTACAAACAAACAAGAATCTTTTAGTATTATGAGAGGTCTTGTGGATGCTATTACTGCTCCAATTACTGATATGCTTCGCCCTACTCGTAAAGAACAATTTGGATTAAGTCGTGTTGGTGTCTTAGGAAGTTCAATTCCACACAATACTCTTCCTCAATCCGATAAATTGGCATCAAGTATGAAAGAATCCACAACATACAGTCCATATACTAAAGGTCAACGTGCTTATAAACCTGTTACTGTTGGTGGGTATCAAGTAACCAATGAACAATCTATTTCAAATCAAAGAGATACTACAACAAGTATTTATTATTCAGGAGGAGCCCAAAGTATACAACCAGAACAACGGTCATATGGAGCAGAATATAATTCAACTATTAATTCTAGTCGTGGCAATGAAGATAGAATTGCAGTTGGTAATACACAACGATTTGTTCCTATTATCAATCAATCCACAAATTCTACCAAATCATCCACCCATACTACATATTCAGGAATGCCAAGTTCTATTATTAGCACAGTTCCGCAGTGTGACCAATTTTCAACTCGCAATCCACAGTCTTATGATAATACCGACCGATTTAATCCATCTTTGTTAGACGCGTTAAAACAAAATCCATACAATCATTCCATTACAAAAAATATGTAATTAATAATAATCATGCACGTATATAAACATTTCTTGTTCTCTATCATATTCTAATATAAGATGTATGTGTTCAATATCTGATGTTTCAATACAAAAACATAAAAATAAATAATCAATATTGATGTAACATGGATGTGTATTTGTTATTTCATGTTCACCATCTCCACTATATAGTATTAATTTTGCATATTCGGTTTCAGATGTTTTGATTAATTGAATAGATAAGTCTTCATTTGGTCGCAATGGTACATTTATTTTTTCTGGTAAACATTTGTATAATCTAGAAAAAATATAAGATTCCATGTAGTATATTATATTTTAAGTTCAACTAATTTACCCATTAAAAATGTATAATAATTATATGTCAGAGATACAAATTGGGTCTACAATTCCTATCATCGAATGTCAACAATATCCAGAACATTATTGTTGGGAAGATACAAATGGTAACTATTTAGGAAACTATATATCATCACGTTTTGATGAACGGGATAGCTCCACTGAAATGGTTCGTAGAATAGAATGTCCCGATATGTGTCCATTATGTCATGACCCTATAACATCGACCAATGCTTATTATATACATCAACCAGGTAGTGGTCGAGGATTATGTCAAACCCGTATACATAGTAATTGTCAACTTTTGCATGTAAATAAATCTTCTTTGGAAAATGGAAAAGTTCTTTGTATGGCATGCAGACAACCAATTGGGACAATACATTCATCCACCCAAATGGTATTAAATCAAGAAAGAGGTGTTTGGAAAAATGCATTACGTATAGAACAACAATTATTTCCATCCATTGAATATAATATTAGAAATGGAGCAATAGTTATTTTATCTGGATTATTGCTTTTTACCATGACAGATGCATTTGATAATTACTTATATTATACATTTATGATACGTACTAATGGCGGAACACGTAAAAAATCTCGTAGTATGAAAGGAGGGTTTAAAGGTAAAATGAAAACACGTGAAGAAATACAAGAATTTGTAAATAGTATACTAAAATTACAAAAAGAAAAACAACCATTTCATATTATGATAGAAGGTAACAAAATGGATGTTCATAAATTATTAAAAACAAATCATATAATTACAAAAATTGTAAATTAATTTCATCCTATTTATATATGGAAGAAAATGATTGTCCCATATGTTTAACACCACTTATAACAGAACCGTGTGAAATATTTACGCATATAAATGAAAGTGGTGGAGCTCCTCATTATGTACATTCTGCATGTCAACTTCAATATATTAATTCCCAGCGCGATGAAAGGAGAATAAAATGTATTATTTGTAGAGGTATATTAGGTACACCAGAAGAATGTAGAAATGAAATTTTAATTCAAAATAGAACAGTTTGGCAAAATATTTCAGAAAGATATAAAGCTATTCATCATACAGTTATATCTTATCTTCCTTATCAAGACACAGTTATTTTATCAGGACTCTTTTTGCTATCGTTAGCTACAATGATGCAAATAGATAGACACAGAGAACAACATGGTTCGATGTTATCATTACCTGATATGGCAAATGAAATACCTAATCAAAATGAAATTATAGAACGAATGCATCGGCGTAGAGGTATTACAACAGGTTTATTTGTAGCAGTTCTTATATTAACAAGAATAGGACCTAGAGGTGGAACACGTCGCCGAAATAAAAAAACGACACGTCGTATGCGTGGTGGAAATAAAAAGATGGTAATTGATTCACCTGAATCATTACTATCTTTTTTAGACATAATATCTAAAATAAACGAACCTTACTATGTTATTTTAACTGGACCTAATATAATTGATTTTTTGAAAATTTTAAATATTAATACTGATAATATACGTATTGCACATTTAGATATTGATTCAAATAAAGTTAACATATAAATTTCATTGAGCTATTTTATTTTTATTGGATAAAGTAAGAATATTAAACATATTACGTGTAAAATAAGATATGAAGTATTCTAATTTTATCATCTTCATATCTTATATTGCATCTCCTAAAATTTGTTTGCATTGCACACATTTTATTCCCAATAAATTAGGAAATGAATTTAGTAGATGCAAATTTTTTCCGGTTACAGATACTTCTTTTTTAGTTACAGAAAAAGAAATGAAATACAATTATTGTTCTACTGCACGAAATTTTGATTATATGTGTGGCGAATATGCAAAAAGATATTTTCCAAAAGATAGTGAACCAACTGGAGGAAAAAGTAGTGGAGGAGGTGGGGATGACGACTTCTCTGAAATCCTTTCAAACAACCAAATTGAATATTTATAAAATGTTTTTGAGTTGTTCTATTTTTTCATCCGATAACGTAGGAAATATAATATTAAACATGATAATAAACTGTCCTTGGTTCTTATCACGTTTCATACCACCATTGGCAACTACTTTTTTATATTGTGGCGTAATAATAAAATCATTGTTTACTATTTTAAAATTCTTACTTTGTAAATATTCAATTTCTACCGTAAATCCACATAAAGCTTCTTTTAATGTAATGGTTTGTGTATAATATAAATCTAACCCTTTGCGTTCTAGTTTTGTATTATTTTTAACTGTAACTACTATTTTAATATCGCCTACTACTCCATCAATATGATTTCCACGATTAGGTAAAATAATAGTTTCATTGTTATCAATACCATAAGGAATATCTACATAAATAGTTTCTTTTTCTGATTGCCGTACTCGATGAAATTCCATATGACGTTCTATTTCAATTGGAATACAACAACCAGTATAGGCTTGGTCTAATGTAATTTCAACGGATGCTAATAATGGTGGCGGTTTTTGCATTGGAAATGAAAAAGGAAAAGGCATTTCTTTAGCTCCAAACATTTGAACGTCTGGATTTCCAAAAATAGCATCAAATAAATTCATAGCTGGATTTAAACTTTGGTCATAAACCCGACGATTGGTTTCATCCGACAAATGTTCATACGCTTCTGATATTTTTTTAAACATTTCTTCATTTCCATTTGCTCTATCTGGATGATGTTCTAAAGACAATTTTCTATATTGTTTTTTAATTTGGTCAAATGATGCATTTTTAGGTAAATTCAATACATCATAATATGTCGACATATACTACATTTGTAATAATGTTTAAATCCTCATTGTTTCATTGTAATTAATAAAATAATTCCAAATAAACATAATAATAATTTTGTTTCGTAATCAATTAAAATACTTCTGTCTGTTCTAGGATTAAATAAATAAATCAATAATAATGACATTAATATTTTAAATACATTTTCAACTTTGGTTTTAATCGTGTGTATTTTTTTGTCTATGTCCGTTTCTTTTTTACCTTTTATCCATAAATATATTTCTGCTAAAATTAATAAAATAATTATTATTTTACAAAAAATAATACCTTTAATGTAAATGTGATACATAGTATAATATATTATTTTATAAATCAAGTTCACGATATTCTTGTGCAAGTCCACATGTAGAACAACATGTTGTTGCTAAACAATGCATAGAATCATGGTTTATTTCTTTTTTTTCTTGTATTTCCTTTCGGAGTATATAATGAAGTAACCATAAAAAACTATACATCATAGTTGTTGATATAAATATAAATATATGAATATGTTTATAATCAGATGGACTAATACACGAGTTTTCATACGTGCATAAATTTGCATCGGTATGAAATACGCACTTAGTTGGAACTGAATTTACAATCATATAATAATCATTGCAATCATTTTCATCTAATTGGATACAATAATTTATTTTTTCAGATGGACAACTATTACTATATACATAATAGTTCCACGAATATAAACTTTGAATTGTGTACCATAACAATGCATATACAATGCAATGTTTTGCATAACTTTTTTGTTTTAATTTAGCATATACATGACATGGTGCTACAAAACTTACAAAACACGATTCGCAATCATAATACATTAAAGATGTTTTCCAATCTGTTAATTGTTTGTACATATACTGTACTACATGAAAAAAGTTTATATAGTTTTTGCTAATTTTAATGCTTTACTGGTAGAATTACATCCCTTTTCCAATATATCGTAATCTACCTTGGCTGCTTTTCCAGCCGTAATAGAACTGGCTAACCTTGCTAATCCCCATGATTGTGATGTTTGGTTTGGTCTTGAACCAGATGAATAATAAGCTCCTTGACCTTTTTTTACAATTTGTTGTAACGCATCTATAGAACATCCTGTTTTCATTGCTAACTCGCGCGTAGGAGCAACCGTTTCTACACCATAAATACGTTTTGCATTTGTGATGTGACTAGATGTTTTGTGTTTATATGAGGCAACTGGTTTACGAGTATAATATTGTTGCTGTTTATACATTTTTCTAGACTTGTTTATCATTGTTCTTTGTTTTTCTTTATCTTTTTTAGATAATGTTTTGGGTATGTATCGTTGTGGTATGTGCATTATTTATAGAGATATAAAAATTGAAACAATGTATTCTATTAAATGATTTACAAAACTAAGATGACTAGCGTTATGGAAGACATTTACGATGACTTTATCATTTTAGATAATAACATTATTATTCCAACCCCACCTGCATACACCATAATGTATAACAATACATTTTGGAATGACACCATTAATTACTTGTTGAACAATACAATGTTTTATAACATTTATACAGATAATGTTACTGACAATCAATATTATCGTATGATTGACTTTCTTCATCAATTCTCTTAATGATTTTATTTTTTATTTCAAACTACTTTAGATATTGAATTATAGATATTGCAAGCAAACAAATCTTCTTCATGATTTAAATTTCGAATCATAAACATATGTTTTAAATTTTGTAAAGGTTGTTGTGCATCTGTTACATTACAACATCCTCTTTTTCTTTGGTAACAAAATTCCTCAAATGTTTTTGCAGCATAATGATTTATTTGAACAAACAAATTATCAAGTAAAATATTTTTTGGATTTGTATATGGAGATGTAACA